GGTTGCAGCGGACGGCGGGAAGGCTGCGGCTCAAGAAGTAAATCCGCGTTCAAAGGTTGCGGTCAAACCCCGCCGCTAAACCAAACCGTTATGCCCCTTTCCATCCTTGACATAGTACGCTAATTAGCGTACACTTTGAATAAAGGAGATATACAATGCCAATTCAAATAAAAAAATACGTTCGTGAGTTTGTCCATAAATACCTTGATGTTTCAGCCGAGCAGGAACACGCCATTGTTGATTATGCTCTCGACACTTGGCAAGCACTCCCCCCGCAGGTCAAGTATTTGCAATTTGTTGGCGACTATGCCACAGGTAAAACACGCGCAGGGAATATCATGGAATACATCGTCTGTAATCCTATTGTGGTGCGTGGCACTTCTTCTCCGCTTTCTGTGGCAATGATGGTTGACCGAAGCCAGCCATGCACATTGATTCTGGATGAAGCAAATATTTTGCCTGAACAAGAACCTGATGAAGATGGTTATGTCGCTCCAAATCTTTTTGAAACCATTTTGAATGTTGGCGCGATGAAAGGTCAGTACATCTTCAACAGCGCAGGAACGGCAATGAATGTTTTCGGTTACAAGGTCATTATGAGCCGAAAACAATTTGACGACCCCGCCAAAGCGTCAAAATGTATCGTCATCCGCTTGAAGCAAAAGAAATTGCGTCTTGAAATTCCGTATGGTTTGAACGGTGATTTCACCAGCGACGGCGAGAAAATCAGGTCATTGCTTCAACAACATTCCGAATATGTCACCTGCTGAGTTTCTCGAATACTTGTCCAAAGAAGTGGCGGCGGCAGGCGGTCAAACGCTTTACGCCGTCCACGTTGGTATTAGCAAGCAGTATTTGAATGACATCTTGAAAGGTCGCAAAGAGCCAGGCATGAAACTGCTCAAAGCAATCGGCTATAAAAAGATTGTCACTTATGAACCCACACGGGGCATAACATTGCTTGCACTGGACGGCGCGAATCGCGCCGAAAATAAGTAGGCTTGCTTTGCGGTGTTGCGTGTTAAATCGCGCCGCCAGTAAAGCGATCCGTTGGGCGGCTCTCGCTCAACGAGGAGAATTGCAAAATGATGTATGAAGTTCTGCAAAAAGAAAACTCGGTTTATCTCATCATCACATATCCAAAACAAATGACAGTGATAATGGATAATTCCGACGCTGAAAAAGTCGCAAAGGCTATACTCGCCGCTCTGCCAAAACGCCGCCCAACAAAGGTTGCAGCGGACGGCGGGAAGGCTGCGGCTCAAGAAGTAAATCCGCGTTCAAAGGTTGCGGTCAAACCCCGCCGCTAAACCAAACCGTTGGGCGGCTCACGCTCAACATAATAAAGGAGTAAAAAATGATCGTAACAATTACGCCTAAAGGTGGCAAGCCTATCAAGAAGAAATTAGCCACGCCAGAAGAAGCCATCCAGTTCATAAATTCTTTCGCGGGTAAAACGCGCCGCCCAACAAAGCGTGTAGCGGATGCTTGGCCAGCGTGCGGCAATTTCAAAAAGGCACGTGATGGCAAATGTTATAACTGCGGTTGTGAGCAATCGGCGCACCGTTAACACAGCGCGCACCCGACAGGGGCAGGTCGCGCCAAAATTTGATAACTTTGAATAAATTTATGGTCTTGCGTTCTCGCCCCTGCGGGTAACGCAAACCGTTAGCCCGTTGTCTTACAGCAAAGGAGTTTTGCAAAATGGATATTGTTTTCAAGATGTGCTGGATGAGATAAAAATTAAACCAGCGAAAAAAGAAACGGAATTTCAAAATCGCTACGATGAATATGTTTATTCAATAGGCACTTGACAAAATAGAACGAGCGTTCTAAAATGTTTTTATAAACGTCTGGCGTGCGGGCCCGCTCCCACGCCGGGCGTTTATGTTTAATCACATCCCTTCGGGCGGGGATATTCGATGAGGTGTGAATGACTATCCAAAAACCTGTTTATCAACTCACCATGAAACTGGATATAGAGATTCCAGAAGATGAGGCGCAGTCGTCAGACGATGCAAAACAAAAGAGCGACGTGTCGCGCAAGGCTCTTGAGTTATTGTATGGCAAGGCTGGCGCTCCGCGCTGGCTGGAAGATTACGAAGCCGAACAGGCACGGATCCAGAAGATTTTGAAACAAATCGCAACTGCATTAATCGTCCACGATAAAATGGCAAGCGGTCAAGGTGGTCATCACTGGGGTCACGTTGGAGATCTCAGACACGCCGAATCGCAATTGGAAGAAATACGTAATCGCTTGATGGGAACGGGCGAATATGCCAAGTAGAATATATATAACAAACCCGAAGGAAGTTTACACGCTGGAGCTGAATAAGCTCCAGCGTTGTTTTTCAAAGATGCAGGAACTAGCGGAAGGGATCAGCGAGGTTGATTGTGCGGCATGGAAACAAGTTGAATATTTGCGGCAGTTCAATTTTTTGTTGGAGGAAACTTTGATGGTTGGAGAGACACTTTTGAACAGACATTGACAGACAGAACAAAATGGCTATAATTCGATTTGCAACCGCTTCGACTTGCCCCCCTCAAGCCGAAGCGGTTGCATTTTGACTCTTGTTAAATTTTTGAAAAAGTGCTAAAATATATTTACAAATAAATATTCGCTGGTGACAGCAACGCCTCCCCCAAGGAGCGTTCAGGCGGTCACACAAACTTTATCGAGAGAACGCTCGATGTCGTAATGACATCGAGCGTTTTTTGTTGCCTATTTTCAAAAAGGAGTTCGATATGCAACTGAATGATGTGCAACTGTATGTAATTTCGATTGTGGCGATGGCGCTGATTTATGTGATCGCTTTTGTCGCCAAGCGTTTCAACTGGACGCCTCGGCGCGGCTGGTTGACAGCGTTTTTGTATGTGGCGGCGGCTGGACTGGCGTTCGGGTGGAGCGCATTCGCATTGCCGGTATTTCCGGCGTTCACCGATCCGCTGACGTTTGTGGCGGCGTTGTTTGCGTATTTCAATATTCTATTGACGGAGCTTGGTCCGGTCGTAGCGCTGGCGACGCTCATTTACAACGTATTAGGCAAACGTGTGCTGGATGCGATTGAGGTCAAGGCGGTGGCGGCGTTGACTCCGGATCCAAAGAAAAATACAGGAAAGAAGTAAATCTCATGATACCCGTCGTGCCGGTTAGCGTTTGGGAACAGATCAGCGTTGTTATCGTTTTCGCTTTTCTGTTGGCGGGACTGGCTTGGCTGTTGATGAAATCGTTTTCAAAGTACGTAGCAGACATCAACGCTAATTATGCGTCCATCATAAAAACAAGCAATGAGCAATGGCAAAAATATTTTGACGCACGTTCCGATACGAGCAAGCTGGTGAACGATCAAATGATCGAGAAGTTGGAAAGATTGACGGGAGTGATTCAAGGATTGGTCTCGGATTTTGAACGCCACGACTTGCTGGAACGCCGAATGATGACGACCACCGGCGGGCGGCGCAGAGTTGATAAAAAATTGGATGACGTATGAAAATTATCGGTTATGTAAAATCTCCGTTGGGTTTGAATGTGCGCCAGACGCCAAGCAATGGCAGAAGGTTGTATGCCCTGCCGTGGAAATTTGCGGTGGTGATTGATTCAATCCTAACTATCGGCGGGTATTTATACGGTCATATAAAAAAGAACGTCCACGGATCGGACGGCTGGGTGAGCATGAATTGGGTGCAGACGACCGGCGGAGATTATGTCAGTCAGACTCCGATGAGGCAGATGCGGACACGCAAGCACAGCGAGTTGCCGGAGGATGTTTGGAATAAGGGTTCGTTTATGCACTTCCAACTTTTGAACGATGCAAAAAAGGGGAAGGCACATTCGATCAACCTGGGGGCGGTGGCTGATAAAAACTCGTGGGCGTATTACATCCGCAGTTTGAATTCTGCGGCGGCGTGGCAATGGTTGGTGGACGAGAACGGCACGAAGGATGTGCTGGCAAGTTCGGATGATGGGAAGACGATCACGATCCCGTGCCAGTTGGTGGGCGGGAATAATAATATTGTGAACGTTGGTCAGGTGAAGGGCGGGTATACGGAAATTATCGGTTTGAGTGTTTACGATGCGAACAGCGGCTTCATGCTTGGCAATCCGCCGGATGCTCGGATTGTAAATTATGAAACACGACCTGATCTGATCCATAAGATCGTTGGATGTAACCAGCGAGGCGAGCCGTTTCTTCCGGTTGGCGGCGCGGCGTATATGCCGGTGATCAATCCGAGAGGGATGCGCGGGGCGGGGACGCAAACCAGGATATGGATTGAGAGCAGATTCTTGAAAGAAATATAATGGCAATACCCCAAACTACATTTCAGTTGAAATTGCCGCTTGATCTTCCAGAGGAAGATTCGAGCGATTCCGCTTTAAGCGCGGAGAATATCCGCATTCGTGCGGAGGCGGCGCGCAGACAACTGGAAGGCGGCGCGTTATGGCCCTTGAATGTACAAGGCGAAACAGAAGTCCCCGTTTGGTACGAGAAATATTTGAAACTTATCTATGGCGGATGGCCGTGGCGCGTGGCTGTGTTGATTGCATGGCTGGCGATGCCAAAACCGCGTTGGCCCTCGACGCAAGATGAACTAGCACGAACCATTTTGGGATTGACCAGCGACCGGCAGATTTCTGTATGGATGGCGAAAAACCCGGCGATTGCCGCGCAGGTGCAAGACGTTCAATTCTCGCTTGTTTGGGACGAGCTTTCGGAAGTGCTTGCGGCTGGAGTCGCTGTCGCAAAGCAACACGATTACAAAGGCAAGGGTGACCGAGAAATGATCTATAAAATGGCGGGGATTCTCTCGGACAAGATCGAGGCGGAGCTCCTCAATAAATCCGGCAATGTGGATATGAGTAAATTGTCGTGGCAAGAGAAATTACAACTGGCTGGACTGGATAACCCGGAGGCGTTGATCGCGTTGAAAAAGCGATTACAAGAACGGGAAAGTATCGAACCCGCAGAGGATAATGGCAATGGCGAAAAATACGAGAGCGGCGCAGACAGTTAGCACGGACGCCGCGCTCAAAGAGGTAGGTCGAATCCTGTTGGCGCAGGACGACCTGTCTTATTTTGCTGAGTATATGAGCATGGACGCGGATGGCAATCCGTGGTTCCAGCTGTATCCGATGCACCGTATTATCGCACATGAATTAGAACAGGTAATCCATTTTCTTGAAACTGACGGTAAAGAGGGAACGCAGTTTTTGATGATTTTGGTTCCTTTCCAACATGGCAAATCCACTTTGGTCAGCAGGTTTTTCCCGGCATTTGCTTTGGGTAAATTGCCAAACCTGCGCGTTTTGGAAGTTTCGTATGGCGCGGATTTAGCAAGCGAGCATAGCCGCTACGTGAGAAATATGGTCTTGTCGAATCAGTATCAATCTGTTTTTGGAAAATATTCGCCGAGCGATGAGCCGGTGTTATTGTCAGGCGACAGCCGGGCAATATCAGCATGGGATTTAGCCGCGCCGCACCGAGGCGGAATGATCGCTTCTGGAATTGGCGGGGCAGTGCCTGGCCGCGCCAAGGGATTGGGGATATTCGACGATCCGATCAAGGGGCATAAAGAAGCGGAATCACAAGATGTGCGGGATGACGCATGGGATTTCTATGTATCCGCGCTACGTGTGCGTATGATGGCGGGCGTGTTGGTAATGACCCATTGGCACCCCGACGATCCGGCGGGTCGAATTATCCGCAATATGATCACAAACCCGAACGGGGATAAATGGAAAATCATTATGATGCCGGGATTAATTGAGGCGGGAATGTTTGCGGCGAGTAAAGAGGAACAGAGAAAGAAAATGTTGGACGGCGTGTATTTGCCGATGCGTGATCCGATGGGGAGGGCGGTCGGAGAGGTGTTATGTCCGGCAATGTTAAGCAAAACGGAAATGCAAAAAATACGTGAGGCGCAGGGAGACTATTATTTTTCCGCGTTGGTGCAACAAATGCCCTATTTGCGTGCAGGCAAAACATTTAAACGGGATTGGTTCACGATCGTGGATCGAGGCCCGGGAAATGTTGTTTGGGCTCGTATACGTGCATGGGATAAGGCGGCAACTTCCGGGGGCGGGGCAAGAACGGCAGGCGTGAAAATGAGTTGGGGATTGGATGATTACGTTTACGTGGAGCATGTATACAAAGACCAACTCTCTTCGGCGGAACGTGAAGAAAAGATGATCGAAATCGGACTTGAGGATTACGTGAATGACGGACCGTTTTTGATTTGGCACCCACAAGACCCGGGTTCGGCTGGCGTGGATAGCGCTCAAGCAACAAATGACGCGATGGCGAATAAAGGTTTGATCGCTACATTCGACCAGGTAACGGGAAGCAAGGAACTTAATGCGGAACAATTCGCGGCGAAGGCGAAGGGCGGAAGGGTGCGCGTAGTGCGCGGCGCATGGAACGATTCGTACCTGGAGGAGCTGGGCGCATTTCCAAAGGGGATATTCAAAGACCAGGCAGATGCCTCCGGGAGCGCGTTCAATAATTTGCGAAAAATCGTTGAGGCTTTGAAAGATGATCAACGGGACGATGATCTTGTGTATGAGGAGCGGGTGAACATAAGCCCGGTCTAAAGGTTGAAGGTCAATGAACAAACAAAGAAACGCTATGAAAGATGGATTACTCCAGGAATTGCAGCAGAGCAATTTCAATAATGAATTGCTGCTCGAGCGCATGGCTGATTTGGAGTTGGCGCTGGAGGATGCAAACTGGATGCGTTTGATGTTGAGCGGTCAGCAGGAATTCACGCGTGAGGGAATACGGAAGATCACCGAACTGGCGCGGATGATGTTTATCAAGAATCCTTTGGTGAACCGTGCGGTATTGGTGCAGGCGTTGTATGTGTGGGGGCAGGGTGTCACGGTGAAATACAAAGACTCTACGCTTAATAAAGTTTTGCAGGATTTTTGGGACGATAAGAAAAACCGCACAGAGCTGACCAGCCATCAGGCGCAAATCTATAAAGAGTATGACTTGCGCGTGGAAGGAAATATATTTTTTGTGTTCTTCATACGACCTGCGGATGGACGTGTGCGTGTGCGTTCGCTTCCCTTTGACGAGGTTGTTGAAATTATCAGCGACCCGGAAGATGCGAAGACTCCCTGGTATTACGTGCGAGCGTGGAATGAAACAAAAATTGATTCCGTGGGGCGCAGATCCACGAAGGCGCGGAAGGTTTGTTATCCAGATTGGAATTACAACCCGACATTAAGAGCGCCAAAAATCAGCGGGATGGAGATCAATTGGTCTGCGCCTGTGTATCACGTGAAGGTTGGCGGAATGTCCAATTGGAAATTCGGCGTAAGCGAAATCTATCAGGCGATAGATTGGGCGCGTGCATATAAGGAATTTTTAGAGGATGTCGCATCGTTGATGCGGGCGTATTCACGTTTTGCGTGGAAAAGAGTCACGAAGGGCGGAAAGAAGGCAGTCGCTGCGGAGCGCGCAAAGATGGCTACAACATTGGCATCAGGCGGAACATCGTCATCATCTGAAACCAATCCCCCGCCAGTTACCGGCGCCATGGCGATCATGGGAGAGGGGACTGATCTGCAACCGATGCAGGTGCGCGGCGCATCCATCTCGCCAGACGACGGGCGCAGATTATTGTTGATGGTCGCCGCAGCTGTGGGTTTGCCTGAGACGTATTTCGGCGATGTATCCGTTGGCACTTTCGCAACGGCGAAGACAATGGATCGTCCCACCGAACTGGCGATGAAGGAACGCCAGACGATGTGGACCGACGTGATCCGCGCAATTATCAATTACGTGGCGCTGCAAGCCGCAAAATATAACACGGATGTGAGGGCGTTATGCGCTGTTCAAAAAGAAGTTGACAACGGAGAGGTTGAAGAGGAGATCATTTGGAATAGCGGCGTGAATACGATGCTGGATATTGATTTTCCGCCAATTCTGGAAAAAGATATCCAGGCGAGCGTGCAGGCAATCGTCACGGCGCTGACATTGAACGGTCAAGAGATCAATTCATTGTTCCCGCCTGAAATTGCAGTGCGTTTGATTTTGTCTGCGTTTGCACAGGACGATATTGACGAGATCATGGCTGAGATTTTCCCAGACAGTACAACAATGCCAGCGGGAAAGGGACAACTTACAACTCCCAGCGAGGCTCGCATGAAAGAAGCGGCTCGAAAATTGGCGACTGCGATTTTGGAGTTGAAGAATGAAAAATGATCTCAGAGATTTGACTCATGCATTGTTGGAGGCTGTTTCGCGTGGAGCGCAACGGGCGAAGGCGGAGCGGTTGATCCACCCGCTGGAGATCGCAATGCGAAAGGCGTTCCGTGAGCAGGGCAGTTTGACGGTGCGGAAGTTCCGCCAGGTGAAACGGTTTTTTGCGGAGGGTGAGGATCCGTGGAAGCAATATGGCGCAAGGCTCGACGCAAAATTCAGCGAGGCGGTTCCGCCAAGCGAATGGGAGGCGATTTGGGCGGCGGTGATGCTGGAGACGGTGAAATTATTTACGGCTCCGATTGACACCGCTGTTGCGAAGGCGCTTGAACATGGCGGTATGGCGATGTTGGCTGAATTGGGTATGGGCGTGAAGTTCGACTTGAAAAATCCACGTGTGGTGGAGTATCTGAAAAACTATGGCGCCAATCTGGTGAAAGGTATCAACGAGACAACGCGTGATTATTTGCAAACATTGATCACGCAGGCGACCGAGGAGGGCTGGTCATATAAGCGGACTGCCGAAGCCATGATTGAGCGGTTCGAGGAGTTTGCCGTTGGCAAGCCGCAGGCGCATATTGACAGCCGCGCACATTTGATCGCCGTGACTGAGACAGGCAACGCTTACGAGGAAGGAAACATGATCGTGGCGCGTGATTTACAGGACGCTGGTTTGACGATGGAAAAATCATGGTCAACAGTTGGCGATGACAAAGTGAGCGCGGGATGCCGCGAGAACGAGGCGGTTGGATGGATACCGCTTGATGATGCGTTTCCGAGCGGGCATCAGCAGCCGTTGCGGTTTCCTGGCTGCAGATGCGAAGCACGGTATCAAAGAAAGAAGGGATAACTATGGACGACAATAAATTGAATGAGGCAGTCACAATTAAGTCCCGCGTGATCTCGGCGGCGAAAGTTTTGCGAGATTTGCTGGCGGATAAGGCACTGCCGAAAATGATCCACGACAATGTGGACATGTTGATGCAGTCCATGAAAAAAACGTGGGCTGATTTGGAATTGGATGCGGCGAGTACAGATGCGCCTGCGACGGAAGCAGAGATTCTTCGCTCCGCTCAGAATGACATTGAATTGATCGAGAGCGACGACATGTATATGCCGTTGATGGAGAAGGCGGTGAGGCGGGATGGGACGATCCCGATCAAGATCATTAAACCTGGCTGGGGTTCGAGCGGGTATTACCCAGCCGATGTATTGGAACGTGATGGTCCCAAGATATTTACGAAGGGGACGAAAATGTATTGGAATCACCAGACGCCCGCGGAGGAGGCGGAGAGACCCGAGGGAGATCTGAATAATCTTGCAGCGGAGTTGGTGACGGATGCGCGCTATGACCGCAATGGCAAGGCGGGCGCGGGTTTATATGCAGATGCGAAAGTGTTCGAGGGGTACAAGGGAGCTGTGGACGATCTGGCTGGACATATCGGCGTGAGCATCCGCGCATACGGAAAGGCGCAACACGGAAAGGTCGAGGAGAGGGAGGGTGCGATCATTTCAGCGTTGACGAATAAGAAGAGCGTTGATTTCGTGACTGCTCCAGGGGCGGGGGGACAGATCGTATCTTTGTTTGAGGCGGCGCGTGGCGTCGTTGCAAAAACCACGCCGATTGAGAGCGTGGAAAAAAATCTTTTAGAGGAGAACAATAATATGGACGATGAAAAACTTGAACAATTGCAAGAGTCCATTACCACGCTCCAGGCCAATCTGGGCGTGGTGAAGGATGAGAATGCCAGGCTGAAGGAAGCCGTGGCGTTACGGGATGCGAAGGATTTAGTGGGCCGTGCGCTCAGCAAATTTGATCTTCCCAATGCTACGAAGGCACGTTTGCTTGAAAGCCTTCCAATGACCGCTCCCATCAAGGATGGCGTATTGGATAACGAAGTCTTCAAAACTGTGATCGAAAAGGCGGTCAAGGCTGAGATTGAATATCTCACGAAGGCGGCAGGCTTGGGCAAGATCCGTGGGCTGGGTGAATCCAGCAATGACGATGCCGAACTTGATGAAGCCAAGATGCAGGAAGAGCTGGAAAGCGCTTTCGGAGCCATTGGCTTAAGCGAGACGGGCGCAAAGATTGCGGCGAGGGGCCGCAAATAGATTTGCTGCGTAGGAAGGAGATTCTTCGCTTCGCTACGATGAGAAGATTGCTTCGCTGCGCTCGCAATGACATGAATAAGAGGTGAAACATGGCAAAGAATATTATCTATAAGCCGGGGTATCAGCTTAATGTGGTGTGCAGCAACCCTGCGACCCCGGCGAGCGGCGACCCGGTGCGGTATGGCAATTTGACCGGACTGGCGTTGACCGATGAAGGTGAAGGCGGCAACATTTCCACCGAAACCACGGTGGATTTTAGTCCGTTTGTGGCTGATCTTTCCGTGAAAGGCGTGGACGATAATGGCGATAGCGCAGTAGCGGTTGGCGATGGGCTATGGTACGTGGACGCCGATACGCCGAAGCTCTCGAAGAAAGCCGCCGGATATTTCTTCGGTTTTGCGCTGGAGGCAATCGGAAGCGGCGAGACAGACACCATCAATGTGATGCACGTGCCTGCACCCGGAACCGGCACGATGGCAGCCGGAAGTATTGGCAGCACACAACTGGCATCCAGCGCCGTGATCGCCGCCAAGCTGGCTACCGATGCGGTTGAAACAGCCAAGATCAAAGATGTGAATGTTACCCAAGCCAAAATTGAAGTTGGCGCTGCGGGCGCTGGTCTGACCGGCTTGATTGCAAAATTCATTGCGGCTGGTAATGTGATCGGCGGCATTCCTGTCATCCATCACGTTGTGGTGGCTGCTGGCGCCAATGGAAATACCGACGTCACTCTGACCCACAAAACCCGTGTGGCTTTTGTGATCGTACATCCACGTACGAGCGTAGGATCCGCAACTTTGCAAGTCAAAAATGTTGCCAATGCGATGAGCGATGCGATTGTAGCGGCGGTTGCCGGTGCGATAACCGTCTGCGCTTCACTCGCCGTTGCGTATGACACCGTTGATGCCGGTACTGTTTTGCGTGTGACCGGCGCTGGCGGCGCCACACAACCTGACGCTGATGTTTATGTAATCGGCTTCCGTGTGGCGTAACCCCTATCCCTACCCCCATCCCCAACCCTTCCCCCAAATGGGAAGAGCGCCAATTTGGGGGAAGGGAGCATTTGAATTCTAAATAATATACGAGGTGAACAATGAGTGATTTTCTTGACGTAATTGAAACCATACGCGCCGATGAAGCAAGCCCTCAGCGGCTATTCAATGGCGAGGGTTCAGGAATGCGCAGGCATTCCCTGCATAAGCACCCGATGTATCCAAAGATGTTGGCTGAAGCAGCCAAGTTCGTGGCTGACGTTGTGAAGGGACGCAAAACGATGCGTCACCTGCAAGAAGCGATGACCACCAGCGATTTCCCATATCTCTTTGGCGACATCCTGGACCGCCAGGTGTTGGCGGCTTACCAGGAGGCTCCATCCACGTGGAGCAATTATGCGAAGCGGACTACCGTGCGTGATTTCCGCACTGTGAAACGCTATGGCGTACACGGCGCTGACCAAGTGCTATCGGTAGTCCCTGAGCAGAAGGAATATCCAGCTTCGAAGATAGACGAAGACACCCCATATAGCTATGCGGTCAGCAAGTATGGCCGCAGGCTGGCGTTTTCCTTCGAGACGGTCACCAACGATGATCTGGAAGCCTTGACCGATGGTCCGCAGCGCCTGGGACGAGCGGCACGCCGCACCGAACAGAAGTTCGTCACGTCGCTGTACGTGGATGCGAACGGTCCGCACGCATCGTTCTATACGGTTGGTAATTTGAATATCATCACCGGCAATCCTGTGCTTTCACTGGCGGCACTACAGACAGGCATGGAACAGCTATCAAAGAAAGTGGATGCGGATGGCGAGCCAATCGTGATCGAAACCGTTGAGCTGGTGGTGCCGCCTGCATTAGAAGTGACGGCGTTGAATTATCTCAACGCCCTGCAGATCGAAATGACCGAGAAGGGCGGAACATCCGCCCGCAAGTTAGTGAGCCAGAACTGGATGAAGACCCGCTTCCGCTTGAACCTGGATTACTACATCCCGATCGTAGCAAGTTCTGCAAATACTCACACCAGCTGGTTCCTATTTGCCAACCCTGACAATGGGCGCCCAGCGATGGAAGTTGGTTTCCTGCGTGGGTATGAAGAGCCGCAGGTGTTCATGAAAGCCCCGAATGCGACCCGCGTTGGCGGCGGTGGAGCCGATGATTTCGACTTCGATACCGACAGCCGTGAGTATAAGGTGCGCCACATCTTGGGCGGGACTCGCATGGACCCGAAGATGACCGTTGGCAGTAATGGGAGCGCTGTGCCGTAGTTCCTAACCCCTAACCCTAATCCTCCCCCCGAGTGAAGATTGCTTCGCAAAATGCGCTCGCAATGACATGACGGGGGAGGAAACAAGAGGCAGAGATGACTTTTACATACGACGCTACAACAGACGCCGGAAAAGTGCGGCTCATCATTACAGATGTGAACGATGCGAATCCCATTTTTCAGGATGATGAAATACAGGCGTTTTTGGACCTGAATTCTTCAAGCGTGAAGCGTGCGGCGGCAAGCGCTTTGGATACGATTGCCAGCAAACAGGCGTTGGTGTTGAAGGTCATCCGCCTGCTCGATCTTTCCACGGATGGAGCCAGCACTGCGCGGGCGCTGCGTGAACATGCCGGTCAATTACGCATCGAAGCAAATGAAACGGATGCGGGTGACGGAGATCTGCTGGATTATGCGGAGTTGAACCTGAATGCGTTTACGGCTCGTGAACGTGTGTTGAAGCAGGCACAAAGGGATGAAGCATGACGAGTCAATTGATACACCCTGAATTATTGGATATGTTGTCTGTAGATTTTTTTCCGCTACACGGGAAAATTCAGGAGGCGACGGAAACGCAAAGCACAACGGGACAAGCGAAGCCTGCATGGAACGATGTGGAAGCATGGACGAATATCCCATGCCGGGTTTCGCCAATGGGAGGCGGGGAACGAAGATATGCAACGCAGACGTATGTGGACGCTACGGATGTGGCGCTCCTGGCGGGGACGTTTACAGGGTTGACCGAGAAGATGCGCTTTGTCGTTGACGAGCGCATATACGATATTTTGCATGTGGAGACAGACAGCGAAGGCGTGACGACGAGATTGACGTTGAGGACTGTACGATGAGCGATGTAGTGATCGGCGTGGAAGAGTTGAATAGAAAATTTCAGGCATTGAGCGATGCGGTGAAGGGGCAGGCGCTTGCCCGTGCAGTGCGAGCGGGCGGGTTGGTTGTGTTGAATGCAGCCAAAGACAATATCAAAAGCAATGGATTGATACGCACACGCACATTGAGCCGCACACGCACATTGAGCCGGTCATTGCATAGCAAGGTCACGGAGAGCGGCGCTGAACATGCCACCGTCGAGGTTGGGACAAATTTGGAGTATGCGGCGATCCATGAGTTTGGCGGTGTGATCAAGCCGAAGAACGCCAAGCATCTTGCGATCCCGGTGGGAAGCTATACAGGCAGTCCACGCAACCATGCAGATTTGAAATTACGAAAGACAGGCTCCGGTAATTTGGTGATGGTGGACGGCAACGGCACGGTGCAATACGTATTGAAGCAGAGCGTGACCATTCAGGCGAAGCCGTATCTGCGACCGGCGTTCGACGAGAAACAGGAAGAAGCCAAGCAAGAGATGGCTAAGGTTTTCGCAAAGTTGATCGAGAAGGCAGTGAAATGACCATATTTGCAGAGGATTTATTTTCTTTTTTATCAACGGCTGGGACTGCGGCGGGGAGCAGGATCTATCCGAATAATATGCCGCAGGAAGGAACGATGCCAGCGGTGAAATATTTTCTGGTGAACGATCCGCCTGAATATACACAGAGCGGGCGGAGCAACTTGAATCATCCACGCTATCAATTCGAATGTTATGCGGATGGGAATGACGGCTATCTTGATGCAGTGAAACTGGCGCAGGAGGTCATTGCAGAAATCGAGTTGTATAAAGGCATGATGGGTCAAGCAACTGTGCATGTCGGTTTTCGGGAAGAAAACATGCGTGATAACTATGATCCTGAATTGAACAGGCATTGGGTTTTGTTCGATATGACGATCTGGCACAGCAAGTGAATTGTGAATGAGGTCAAAAGATGAAGAAAAAACAAAATGACAGTGAGATTGATCCCCTGGCGGGACAAGTTCCACCTGTTTTACAGGAGACTGCTTCGGTCGCTGCGCTCTCTCGCAATGACGTGGTAGTTACGACATGGGCGGGAATGCCGCTGTATTGCTGTACGTTGTGCGCTTTCGATACGCTGAAAGAGAATGAGATCGCAGAGCATATTGCGATAGCGCATGGGCAACAAACGTTAGTGAATCCCAGCCCTGCCCCTCAATTAGATCCTTCGACTGCGAGCGAAAAAACAACGCTCTCCGCTCAGGACGAATTGGAGGGGAAGGCTGATGAAACTTTTGAATTCGAGATAAAGGAGAATGAACAATGACAGCAAGAGTGACTTTGACGAAGGTAGTGCCAGTGGGACCGTATCCGACGCTTCAGCCTGCGGCTGAATCCCTGGATATTGCGTTCACGGCGGCGGATGCCACGAATAAGGAGCAGTTTGCTCCGAGCGGCGACGACCTGCTCATTGCGTGGAACTCAGGCGCAAGTCCATATACGATCACGTTCACTTCGGCGGCTGATCCGACCACGAAGCGCACAGGCGATATTACGACATATTCGCTGGCGGCAGGCGATCATGCGGCGTTCCGTTTCAAGAAAGCGGGATGGGTGCAGTCGGACGCCATGATCTACATCGAGGCAAGCAATGCGAGCGTGAAGTGGTGCGTGATTCAGTTGTGAGGAGAATAAGTTATGGCAACAAGCGCAATACCTGGATACGGAACTTTACTCAAAATGGGCGATGGGGCGACGCCTGAAACGTTTTCGACGATTGTCGAGGTGAATGAAATCAATCCGCCTGAAATTACGTTGAAGACGGATGACGCCACTCATCACGGAAGCGGCGGATGGGAAGAAGTCATTGCGACGCTGCTTTCGGGCGGCGAAATTTCTGCGAAGGTGAATTGGATTCCGACAGACGCTACGCATAATGAAAGCACGGGTTTTTATGCGGCGATGATCAACCGAACAAAGAAAAATTGGAAGGTTGTGCTGCCGGATTCAACGAAGACGTTTGCATTTGCGGCATACGTGACGAAATCCAAACTCGGTACGCCGCTTGATAAGAAAATGACGGCGGAGATCACGTTGAAGATCACCGGCGCAGTGACGGTCAGTTAGAGATTGATAAATTGGTAAATTGGTTGCGGGCGAGGAGATTGCTTCGCTTCGCTCGCAACGACGTTATGGAGATAGGATATGAGTGATTTTTTGAAGGCAGACGCCATCATGGGCATGGATGATCGTGTTTATGAGGACGTGGTGGTTCCCGAATGGGGCGGCGGGAAGGTGCGTGTGGTTGGATTGGACGCAAACGCTTCGAGCAAGTTTGGCAAGCGCATGGTCAAGGTCGGGAGCGACGGAAAACTTCAAACCACGATGCCGGATAATTTTATGGCTGAGTTGGTGGCGCTTTCGCTGACCGATGAGAATTTTATCCCGCTATTCTCGCACGCAGATGTGAATGCGCTTGGGAAGAAATCTGCAAAGGTGGTCAAGAGACTGTATGAAGTTGCGGCTCGGTTGAGCGGCTTGGGCGAGGATGCGGAGGCGGATGCGGCAAAAAACTCAGACGGGATCCCAGCCGAAGATTCGCAGTAAGGCTGGCGAAGGAGCTGGGGATCCCGAATGTCAACGGAATGCTGCGCTCGATGTCGGGGCAGGACCTGACGGAGTGGATGGTATACGCCGAGCAGGAGCCTTTTGGCGAGGAACGTGCGGACCTGCGAATGGCGATATTGGGATCGTTTCTTGGAAACGTGCTTTATCAATTGCATACGGGCAAGGATGACAACCCATTTGAGCCGAAGGATTTGATGCCGCAGTTTGGACAAGACGAGCCGGAGCCGATGAGCAAGGAAGATGCGGTGATGGCGATTGATGCGATGTTTAGCGCCCTGGCGGCGGCTTCACCCCCATCCCCGACCCTTCCCCCAAATGCGGGGAAGGGAGAAGAGGAGAAATAAATGTCAACGATTGCAACATTGGTTGTGAAGCTGGTTGCGGATGCGGCTGAGTACACAAAGGGAATGCAAAGCGCCACGACGATGGCACAACAGACCGCAACAAATATCAGCAGGAGTATGAAAAGCGCTGGCGCAGATTTGACGAACGTTGGTAAGGGCATGACCACGTTTGTAACCTTGCCATTGCTTGCGGCGGGAGCGGAGGCTATTACATACGCAAGCAATTTGGAAGAGACGAAAAATAAGGTCAATGTTGTTTTTGGAGATATGTCGTCAGGCGTGATGGCGTGGAGTCAAAATGCGGCGACTGCAATGGGGATGAGCCAACAAAAGGCTTTGGATGGCGTGTCTACGTTTGGGGCGATGGCTCAAGCGACTGGGATGAGCGCACAGGATAATATCAAATGGTCTGAATCCATGGTGACGCTTGCTTCGGATTGGTCATCATTCTATAATATGAATCCAGACGATGCGATGAATAAGATACAAAGCGCAGTGGCTGGTCAATATGAGCCTTTGAAAAGCATGGGCGTGGTGTTGAATCAGGCAACGGTTGAACAAAAAGCAATGAATATGGGATTGATGCAGAAGGGCGGGACATTGAGCGAGGCGGCTCGATATCAGGCTGTATACGCATTGATGGTAGAAAAAACGGGGGCGGCTCAGGGAGATTTCGCAAGGACTTCGACCAGCGTGGCAAATGAAACCCGCATTGTGAAGGCGCAATTCGATGATGCGGCGGCGGCATTGGGAACGAAATTACTGCCATT